CCCCATGACGGATCAGTTCCGTCCGTCAAAAGGACTGTATTTGCAGAGCCAATAGGAAGCCGTTCATTAGCAGACGCGCCTCGCTTGAGCAGGTCGCCGCGTGTGGTCAGTCCGATTGATGCCGCGCTGGCCGCTGCTTCGGTCGCGCTGTCCGCAGACGCCGTTGCACTGTTCGCTGAATCAGTTGCACTGCTTGCCGCAGCCGCCGCGCTACTAGCCGATGCCGTTGCGCTGGTTGCTGCGTTGGTGGCGTAAGTCTGAGCGTTGCTAATTTCGCTAGTTGTTGGCCCTACCTCAAATGCAGTCGCGCCCGCATTAAACGCAAGAACCGTGCTGCCGGTAATATCAACCGGCAACGTCGGATCAAAACTGCCGGTGTAACCGTCAGGAAGCTGCGCTGTGCGATCTAGCGCACGTTGCTGCTCTTGATCTACAGCCGTGAGCCGGTCAAGTGCTTCTTCGTGGCTTTCTGCTGGGAACGGATCGTTTTCGACGTAATCCGTTTCTTGCGTCTGCGTAGTAGTCCGGTTAATTACCCATTTAACTGTGCTGGCCGGGGCAACTGCCGCAGTTACCGTGCCGGTTGCACCGTTACCACCGGAAACCGTGAAGTCAGAACCGTTTGATTTGACACTTTCAGCGCCGGTCGCAATAACAACTTCAACAACCTGAATCTCGGCGCTAGTTCCGGTTCCGAAGAACACATAATTTACCGCAAACTCAGTCGTGCTGCCGTTTCCGGTGTAGGAAACCGTGTTAGTGGTGCTGGAAATCGTCATTGTGCGGTTCCTTCGTTCACTGGCTCAGTATAGCCCGTATATGATCTGATGGCTTTATAATATTGACGCAGTTCTTCTTGTATCTCTGGCTCCGCCGCAGAAAGGGCTGCAAGCCTACCCATATGTGCCGCCACGTCCTTGGATATTTCAGTAGCCGGTGTTGCAAGCCATTTGATGAAACCGGGGTTGGTCATAAGTTTGGCTGCGCCCATCGGCGCAAGAACGCTTCCGGTGACTATTGCAGCAGCCACACCGGGCTGACCCATCAATAATTTCTCCGATGCGCTTGCTAAAGACCCCCAGAACACCATCTGGTCAAGAGTGCCAGCGGTGTTGGAAAAGTTCGTGTAGCGTTTTACCTCTTTTAGCGCACCAACAACGTCAACTAATTTCATTAAATCTTCAGAAACACCAGCAAATTGAGTGCCGCCGAAAAGTGCCTCAAATGCTTCAGGGCCATTTTCCTTGATTTGTGATAGGCGTGTCATAAATGTTGGGACACTAAACTCCGCAGCTTCTCCTACTTGCGCCCCGGCTCTTTCGCGACCAAGATTATAAAGGGCGGAACTAGCAACATCTCCCCATTCTTCTGGCGTAAAGTTTTCGCGTAACCGCTGAAGTGCTTTAACGCCCTCTTTCCCCATGCCCTTTGCGGAAGTTAAGAGATAATCAAATGCTTGATTGTCAGCATCAAAACTTCTGATTTTGTCAAAAGTCTTTTGCGCTGTATCCGCAAAAATAGCCCGTTCTGTGTCAATAGCCTTTAGCTTTGCAGCTAATTTGGGATTAACACTATTTGCGGCAACAGCAAGGTCATCAGTAATTCCCTCGTAAATGTCCTTTACCAGCCCATCATAATCGCCTTGGGTGTTGGATGTCGATTTACTTCTAATCAGCCGAAGTTGCGTTCTGAAATCTCGCAACTCTCGGAATGTCATATTGCCCGCTTCTGCAAATTTACTAAGCGCATCGTATTTTTTGACTAATGCCAATATCTGACCCGCAGGCTGTGCATCTTCTGGAAGTTCTGCGATTTGCTTCAGAAACGGCTGAAGAACTGTATCCACAGAAGACATATCGGTTACAGGTATATCTGCGCCAATTTCGTCAAATACCTCATCATATTTTTTGGAGAAGCCATCTCTAATGCGCTTTTCAGCGGCTTCAACAGATGATTTCAGTGCCGCACCGGCCTCATTAGGTGTTCGCACTTGTCCCATTTTAGAAGAAATGCGCTGCAACGCGCTGTCTAACTGAACAATAACTTTTTCAGCCTGTTTTTGCATGATAGGAGCTGCGGCCATACGTTGCTCAAGTCCAGCACCCATGCGCCCAATTATACCCTTGCGACCAATGGCTGCACCGGGCGGCTCTATTCCAAGAGATTCAAACTTTGCAATCAAATCAGAAGCCGCGTTACGGACTGTGGGCGAAACTCCTGTCAAAGCACGTTTACCGGCTTCGGCCAGCATTCTCCCACCCTTTTCGCCGCTAACAGTTAGAACAGCACGGGTTCCGCTTTCCGTAAATTCACCAGCAATAGTTTTTGGCGCTCTTTCGCGGCCACCAAAAACGCCCGTGAAAAAATCAAATCCCCTTGCGCCAAATTCAGTTCCCGCAACCAGTCCGCCATAAGTCCCCGGTCCCGGACCAGCCAATACAGTTCCGCCAAGACCACCGAGCGTTCCGCCAACAATTTCAAAACCTGTTTTGGTAAGACTAGCGACATCTCCCAAATCTAGTCCCGGCGGGTTGTATAGCGTAAATTTTTTAGTATCTGGATCAAAAAACAAAAAATTGTCTTCACCGTACGGCACTGTTCCGGGGTAATATTTGTTTAATGTTGCCAGCTTTTCGTCCGTGGTTTCCAACTCTCCGACCATAGCTCTAACCAAACCCGGCGCACCGCTTTCGCTGTCAATATTTCCCCGTTCCCAAGACTTGTCCGTCTGTGCCTTTTTGGCGGCGTATGCTGGTGTACTTTCGTATTTAGCAATGATTTGCTCAAGTTCTTCTTGAGTTACATCAGCCGGAAGTTTGAACCTTTGCCCTTCATATTCAAATATCTTCACTTGTGGCACTGCGGCCTGTGCAACAGGCGCTGGCTCTACAGGCGCGGGTTCTACGGCAGCAGGTTCTTCTTCAACAGCAGGTTCAATAGATGCTGGCTCAACTGGCATCTCGGCAGATGCCATTTGCACCGGCTCTGCTTCTGCGGCTGGCAATGCCTCGGCTTGCTGCTGCGGAATTAAAGCAGAAAGCGCACCAGCAACCTGATCCACATCAATCTGACCACCAAGAAGGTCTAAGGTTTGCGGCTCTGCCATGTTGTTAATTGCCCATATCTAATGTGCCGTCAGGATTTCGCTTTATAACCACAACACCCGGTTCTGCTTTTTTGTCAGCAGCAGCGGCGGTGCCAGTGCCGCCCACTTCGTCAACCTGTTCCTTTTTCAACGGAACTGTTCGAACTTTGTTAAACATATTGTCATATAATTCCTGACTAAACTGTATGTCTTTTAGACTATAACCGCTAGATTTCAGAATAGAATCAATCTGCATTTTTGATGTTTCCATTCCAGTTGTCATGTATGCGCGAGATGCCTTGATAGCTTGCTCAACAAGTGCATCTGAAACAGGCTTTCCGTCCGTCAAAGAGTCAATGCCTTTGTTAAATCTTTCGGCAAGGCTAGTTGCAGATTCCGCAAGTTTAATATCAGAATCCCTCACAACCGCGCCATCATCGATCAACTTCAAATACCCTTGAAGAACACCTAACGCAGCAAGCGGGTTAGTGCCTGTTTGCCATTCTTTATAACTAGATTCAATCGCGCCAATCTTTTCGTGATAATTCACGGCAGCGGTGATGTATTTTTGAGTTGAATTAGTTGCGCCTTTCGGTGAAAGTTTACCGTTTGGAAAATAATCTTTATTGTAATCAAAAGTAACCGGCGCTGGAATTTTCAGTCCGCCAATCGATGCTTTTGTTCGGTAATCCATTTTTGCAAAATCATCGTCAGATATTTCTAATGATTTTCTTGCAGATTCAATCTTCTCTCCTAATGTTGCATCAGGAGCAACTGTTGCATCAGCAACAAAGTTGCCTGCTTTTCTTGGGTCTACGGGATACCCAGCAGCTTTAAGCATATCAAGTGTTGCAATGCGCGCCTTTACTTCAGCGCGAGATTTTTTTTGAACCTGTACAAAATCGGCTATCTGCCTAGTGAACTGATCCCTTTTTGACGGTTCAAGGTATCTCATTAAAATTGGATTATTCATAAGCAGCTTATTTGCTTCTT